GTATATAAAGATGCTTTATCAACATTCAATAGTTGTGGATTGCCGATTGAAAATGTTGTAGTTTCTGTTGCTGACGATGGAAGAGTTTTATCACATATTCCAGAAACATCAGAATCTAGTGCTACAACAGTCATCGACAGTCCATCTCCAGCAACTGCCGATACTCTATTAAAAGTTTCTGTTGAAGATCCAGCTTTTTGATATCTAATAATAGAATCTATTTTGATTCCTAAGAAAGTTCTACCGGGGCAAGTAACTATTCCTCCAGTAGTGACACTAATTCTGTCAGTTAAATTAAATCCACTAGGAATTGTGCGGTATAAAACAGTATCTGCGATAAAATCACATCCCATCGACGCATTTATTCCGTTAGAGTCTTGATAAACGGATTTGATGTCTGAAGTAGTATATGCTGTTACTGATTGAATATTTCTGGTAGTTTCTAGATTTTCATTAATGATAATCTGTTCCCCAACAAGAAAGTTTCCGGAAGTTTGTGTTAAAGTTACCAATGTTGAACTTGGATCACTAACAACGTATCCAGAAGCTCCACTACTTAGACCACGAACATAAGAAGTTGCTGGACATTCAGTTCCGGTTATTCCCAATGATAATGTTAATGCAGTATATGTCTGCACATCAAACAAATATAGGTCCCATTCGGTGGTGGCATTTGAATATGGCGCATCAGAGACACCAAATGAATATATTCTTGCCTCACCAATCTGAGTTCCAGTTCCTGCGTTTGTAGTTGATGTATTTCTTCTTTTATTGTATAGTTTAATTGTATTTGTATTTGACAATCCTATGATGGGAGTTCCATAGACATTGTTAACTTTTAAACGATTTCCCATTTCAAATGGGATTAGGGCTTCATTTATGGTTTTGGTAGTTCTTGGTTTTGGAACATCAATAATTCTAGATCCATCAAGACTAACATCAAATCCTTTAACGTATGCTCTCCCTGGAGAAACTCTCACACACATCAAATCATCTGATGGTGTATTTCCTTCTTCCGTTTTTTGTGATTCTACATAAACGCCCTGGGAAGAAATCTCATCATTTAAAGAGTTTAAAACATCAACCGTAAATGGATCAATAGCATAATTTCCAGATTCTTCAAATGTTCTTTTAGCAAGATACTTTTGAATCTCCGAATAAGTTGTTGCATTTTGGAGTTTTTTAATTTCACCACGATCAACTCTTACAAGCTCAACAAAATTAGTATCTTCAAAGTCATCTAAAGATTTTTTTGTTAAATTTACGCTAATTTTAAATCTATCTGCTCCTGGTGCAGCATAGTTTGAAAATCCTCTAGCGTTATCATTTAGAGTAGTGTCATCATTTGCAGTAACAATTTCCTCTAAGATATTCAAACCAACCCTATAAGATGGAGTTGTTGAATATGGTTCTAGAACAATTTGATCTTTCTGTACATCAACAAATGTTCCTCTAATAAAATATACACCTTGATCTAAACCAACTGCAGATCCAACTGCGGTTGCATTTTGAGATAATACTGTAAGTATGGTATCTCCAGAATTGATAGTTGTGTTTCCGTAAGTAATATTTTCTTCTAAGATTAAAATTTCGCCATCGGGAAACTGGGAGATTTGGAAATCATTTCCAGAATCCAAATATTTTATATAAATGGTTATATCTTCAATACCTTCATCTGGTGGTAAAGTATAGTTCTTAATAGAAGCTATAATACCAGAATCTTGTCCCTTAACCCTTTTGCCGATAAGATCTTTCAAATAAACTGTGATATCAATACCCAAATGATCTGGATTAACTTTGACACAAAAATATCTATTGTCATAAGTTACTGATCCCGGGATCACCATCGATCCCTCTTTAAATATATGACTTCCAAACGATTCTATCTGATTCTGTAAGATAGATTGAAGATTTGTTAATTCTCTTGCTTGGACAGGATATCCAGGTTTAAATAAAACCCTATAAAAATTATCATTCTTGTCAAAATCATCAAAATATGGACTGATATTTAAGTTAGTTTTTTGTGGCATTTTTAGAATTCCAGGATGATTTTAATATCTTCTTTTTGGCGAGAGTTTCTGCTGATTATTGGTCTATTGTCGATATAGACAATTTCTCCCGATCCTTTATTTATTTCGGGACTTGCTACCCCATTTGTGAAATTAACTCCAAGATTGATTAATTTTGTTCCAGTTGGATTTGTTGTAATTCCACTAAATGAAGTATCAATAGAACCAGTAAATCCAGAGTTTGATCCAATAATCAACGCTGAAGATGTTTGAAAATCAAATATTTTACCATTTGTCGAAATTCCAATGTAATCTTTTTGATTTAGAGTTGTCTGATTCCAATATAATGATCTATCTCTAAAATATTTTAGAACTTTCGTTTCGGTATCATAAGAAGCAACATATCCAAATGCCTTCCCATCAGTTACTATTTGTGAAATTTTTTCTCCCACTGATGGAGTTCCACTAACAGAAGTTAATTTTAGTGAATACACCGAAGAAAATGTATTATCAGTATAAATTTGAGTTGATCCAATTGAAGTTGGATTTTTTACAATTCCAACTTGAGCAAATTTGGTATCAATTGGAAAATCTTTAGTAGAATCATCAAATCTTGCATAGATTAAAACTTTATCAGTTCCAAGTTCTTTATATATGTCGTATCCGTGACCTCTTGATGGTGGAATAATAGGAACTAATGTTGCATAACTTCCTGCAGCATTGGAATTGAGTGATCCCAAATCAACCATACCATAACTATATCACTTACCGCCAGAAGATACTACAGTATTTGATATTCTACCACTTACAACATCAACACTTACTTTAGCACCAGTTCCATCTCCAAGAATATTCAATTCTTGACCCAAACCATTAGCGTAATTTGCCCCAGAATTTTCAATATAAACTTTTTTTATTTGATTTTCATTTACCGTAGAATCACCATTTTCTCTAATTGCCCTAATTTGTGAATCTGTAGTGTATAACCAATTATTTGGAACAGTGAGATATTCGGTAGAATCGAATTTAATAATATCACTTGGTGATATGCTAAACAAATATTTCCAAATATAACCATCTCCACTATCTCCTGCTCTGGATGGTTCCAAATCAGTAAATTTTGGTTCATCTTGAGAAACATTCCCAACTGTGCCGATTCCTGATGATCCATTATCGATGCAAATATAAACTCTATAGTCAGAGTTCATTACATAATAGTTTGCATCATACAATCTTGCAGCCTTTGTTAATGGTGTTGGATTTAAAATACTATAATCATGGCGATACATTTCATATCTTGTTCCACTGGTCCAATCAATCCTCCTCACGATTCTTTTGACATTGGCAGAAGAAACTTTCTTACCAAACATCATCACATCACCAGCATGAGAATTATATGAAAAATTATCAGTTGGTGCTGGAGTATTGGTATTCCAATCATCAGATCTACCAAAACCGACTATAGTTGGATTTGGTAGACTCAAAAATACGTAATAAGAATTTGCAGAGTTTTCGATAGACTCGACAAAATTATTAGCATTTAAAATTCTAAATTGATCAGTAACAATTGCTGACATCTTAAGATCTTTTTTTTATATTTATATCGTATTTGAAATCTTTCTAATCGCTCCACTATTCCTCAATCCAAACTTTCTTCTTTGAATTGTTGGGAACGTTGATAATCCAGCATCTACTACAAGTCCAGTAACTCCAATAGAAACTGGCGAAGATGAACGTTTTAGGTCATATAAACGTCCCCAAGATATTCTTCCTAAAGGATTAGTTAGAGATCCATACGTATTAATGCCAATAATGTTACTTGAAGTTTTTACATTACATACCATTACAGCATCTGGGCCCAGATTACTAATACTACTTACATTATAGATGTTATCGAGGAATAGTGTACCGATACCAACAATAGAAGAGTCTGAAGTTCCAACTGAAGTAACACCACTTCCAACCTTTGTATCAACAATAAGAACGGGATAATTTGCAATAAGATCACTTGCAGTGGCAGCATTTGCTCTAAAGAAAAACTTGAGTGCTAATGGGTGTCCACCTGCTCCTACTGATGTAGTTATTCCTGTAATAATACCCGAGAATCCTTGAACATATGCAATATCAGTTACAAGTTCATGACTATATTTTGGAGTTTCAATAATAATTTGTGGAGCAATTGTATATCCAAAACCAGGATTTGTAATAGTTACTGAAGTAACTCCACCATTAACAATTGTTGCAGATGCTGTAGCAGTTGTTCCAATACCAACTCCAATTTTTTTAGGATTTGAGATTTTAACAGTAACTGGAGAAGTGCTATATCCATATCCAGGATTAGTTACTATAATAGACTGAATAGTTCCCCCAACAGAAACGGTTGCACTCATTGCTGCGGCAACAGGATCATTTCCAGCAACAATCAAACTATCAAAAGTATTAATTGTAATACCATAATTATTTTCTTCATAATTGAAGAACTCTGCATTATCTACAAATATTTCAGATGAAGAACTATTAAGATCTTTAATAATCTTTGCAGTTGGATAAATTTGAGATTCTATAGAATCCCTAGTTTTGTAGATATAATCTCCTTTAATAATTTTATCAACTTTTTGTTTTTCCCATTCCATAGGTTTATAGTTATCTGCATCAACTCCCCTACCAACATAGACATCAGTTTCTACAAGATCTGATCCAATAATATCTAAAATGATTCTTGAATTGTCTTGAGAAATTGAATTAAGATAATTTGGATTTTTATATACGGTGAGATTGTCGCCAAATTTAATTGTTTCATTGACATCAATAATCTCAATATCAACACCTCTGGTTCCCAGATAGAAGAAAATATCAATCTTATCACTTTCCTTTGGTGGTTGAGTGAATGTGAATGAAGTTCCACCTTCAAACTGATATGCTGTTCCTGGAACTTGAAGAACGCCATCAATGAAGATAATGAGAACTGCATTTAGATCAATCTCTGCTGAAACTGAATCTGCAGGATCAACTTCAAAACTCAATAATTGACCATTGTAGTATAATGGGAATCTTTTTCTCGACCCATCTTGTAAAAATCTAACCGAGTCAATATAATCCATTTCACCAAACTGCCAAGCAGAAAAATAATCATTAAACGTTTCTACAACAGTTAATTCAAAATCATTAATGGGTGAACTTAATCCTTTTGCAGTCACAAGACCAACGGGTTTGAATACATCTCCAACTTTGAAAGAATGTCCAGATCTTGCAATACTAAAAGAAGAAACTTGGAATAATGTTGATCCTATTCCTGTTGTTTTACTTGAACCAATATCTACTGTTACTAGTAGATTTTTTCCCGTATTAGTTGTTGTTCCAATTCCCAATCTGGAAACTCCGATAACTTCTAGATTTTGATATGAAGGTTGGGGAATTTGAATGTATGGATTTGTATATCCTGTTCCACCATAAGAAACATTGAAACTTAATGTTCCGCCAGCACCAACTGTTGCTGTGATAGTGGCAGCAGAACCAATAAATCCACCATATTGAGTAACACCAATAGAGACAATTCCTCTATATCCAGATCCAAGAATATCTGTAGATCCAAGACCAACGGATACAATACTTCCAGTTGCTGGATTGATGACTGCGGTAACAGAAGATCCAACCAATGGTGCATATCCTAATCCTGGAGTAGATCCAAGAGAAACGATTAGTCCTCCACGTGGAAGTTGGTTTTGATTAATATCAAACTCTGATTGAATATATTGTCCATTTGCTGAAGTAATACCACTGAATATGACACTAGAAATACCTGCATTTTCAGTTAATGTGTAGTTATTTCCTGCATTATTTGTAGTTGTTGGGGTTTGAAAAACTCCATTAATAAACAGAATACCATTACCAATGGTAATACCAGTAGTATTAGCACCCTGAACAGATAATGTATAGGTCTTTCCAATACCAGTAAACTGATCGGAAATATCATCAAAAAGAATATTTGTTGAGTAATTTTTTCTAAGGAAAACTCTTCCAGAAAACTCTGCCTTTGTATATGGTAGGTTACTAGTATCTCTTCTGGAACGAGTGTTTCCTTTTGGTGGATCTAAGAAGTAAACCTTACTACCAACAATATTAAATGATCCTCTATAAATTTGAGCTGTAGAACCATCAGTGTGAGAAGTTGCCGAAGATCCAACAGATCCTCTAATAACCTTAACAAGTGGAAATGTCCCTATTCCAGTAATTGGTCCACTTGCAGTAGATCCAAATCCAACTGAAACAACCTTCATATATTCGTTATCAATTTTTAAAACATCTCTTGGTTGTAAAGTTGAAATACCACTCAAACTGAACATACTAGATCCAATACTAATTTGTCCAGTATTATTTGCTAAAGTATGTCTAACGGGAGTATATGTAATTGGTTGTTGAATAATGCCATCAAGAGAAATAATACTTCTCTCAACTTTTTTATTCATCTCCAACTTATGTGCATTTCCAGATCCATAAGAAGTAAAGGTAACAAAAACTCCGGCATTTGCATATTCTTGTTTGGTTGCAAGTTTGAATTGATTTGAATTAAGTACTATAGGATAAACAAATTGTGGAAGTCTGTTGGTAACTATTCCAAGATAATTTGCAGTAGATCCTATACCGACAGCACTTGCACCAATACTAGCATAAGATGATTCTGGGGTGTAATTGATTTCTTCGCCAGTATTAAAGAAATGATTTGGTATGGTAAATATTCCAGTTGATGCTTGCAATTGTAAAGAATTTGTTGGATCAAAAGTTTTGAAGTAAATTGAAGTTCCGTTGAATTTCAAATCGAAATCTGTTTTATTTGCTCTATTCCCATTAATGCCATCGTATGATGATAAAAATAGTGATTGTGTTGCAGATCCATATAAAATTGGTGGATTTTCATTGACAAAATCATTTTCAGTATAAAGAATTTCATTATATGATTGAACTTCAATATTTGAGTTAAAAATTGGATCTGGATAAAACTTGAGAGAAAGTACATTTCCAGATCTTTCACTACCAAATGTTCCAATACCAGATGTTGATCCTGTTGAAACAAATGGATATTGTAAAATGTAAGAATCGGATTTGTCATTGATCAGCATAACTTGATGCAATGAGCTAGTTTTTCCACAAGAAACTTTGACTAGAGATTTAAGTCCGCTATCAAGATCATATTTTAAGTTACATACTGTTCTTGTTGAAATTCCTACACTGTAAGTGCTTTCTAAACGAGCACTTCGTTCTAATTCATCAAGTTGCCCAGGAATTCTGAATCTATATGTACCAATTCCACTTACAGTTGATCCAAATCCAACAACGTTTGATCTAATAAGTAAAGATTCTGCCTGATCATTGGTAAAATCTAGAGAAATTCGATTTGTAATTGGATTTGCTGTTGCGGTGAGAATACCAACATATCTTTGACTAGAACTTTCAGATCCACTATCAAAATAATATTCCGAAATATAAGTATTGGTTCCATCATAATCTAAAAGCACTTCCAAATAATTAATTTTTCTAGTAATTGTGTTGAATATTTGAATATTTGCAAATATAGAATCGAAAGTTGATAATGAATAACTTGCAATTGTTTAAGTTGTTCCACTAGAAATAATATTATTTGATCCCGTCAAACTGATAAATCCAATACTCTGTGTTCCTATACCAGAAAGGTCAGTATTAAAGTTTAATTTTAAAACTTTAATATCATGATCGCTATCATAAAGTTCATATGGAGTAAATCTTAAAGTTTTTCTATCAAAAGTATCGATCTGAGCTTCAAGATCTCCAAGTTTATTTTTGCTATAGATAGATCCTTTTTCCAAAGTTAAGACATCATTTTCGGTTGAGAGAACAATTAACTCTGTTAACTGAGTTTCAAAGTTATCTGGATTGATAATTTGAACGAGATACTTTTCAAAGTTATCATCAATTGTGCAAATATCAGTAAATAAATCTTGATATCCTTTACTGGAAAATCTAGAGCTGATATCATCAATTATTAATACTCTATTTGTTTTACATTTAGTATAATCTGTTAATTTTCTGTTTTTAAATTTTAAATATTTTGATTTATCTTGGCGAATATCATAATCTAATCCAAAATCAAAGTTATTGATATTATCAACCCTCTTCTCTTCCGAAATATCTAAAATGACAACATCATTTGTCGTTGATGCATATGAAACTGACCCATTAACAGTAGATTCGATGGAAGTATCTGCAAAATTTTTAAGTCCTGCAGGATGTAAAAGTCTGTTAACAGGATCAATAAATTTATCATATTCAATAGAACTTTTTATAGTATATGAAAGATTTTGGTAATAATCATTATCAGTAGTTACTTGATAATCCTCATTTAATTTGCCAATATTATCTTCCCATCCATAATCTTGACGACTTGAATAGTCGATTTCAAATTTTCCACTATTTGATGAAATGTCTTTAATTGAAGCAATAACACCAGATTTTCTTCCCTTAATTCTTTCTCCTTTAGAAAGATCATAAGTTCCCTTTATTTTGATATAATCCTTTCTAGAATCGGTTATATAAATGTCTTTTTCAACAAATCCTGATCCAATATCAGTATATAATTGCTCACCAAGTTCGAATGAGGACCTTGTTTGAATATTTTCAAAAATTGGATATATGTTTTTGTTGATGATAGTTGCATATCCAGATTGATATGTTTTCGCAAATCCAGGATTGGTAGTTAAACCAGAAATATTAAATTCTAATTTTGCAGGATTTGTATTTTCATACAAAGAAATATTAAAAAATTGATAATTATAATCTGAAGAATTAAATCCAGTTCCGTCAGACGTATATCTTTCAACTCCCTCTACAAAAATTTCATCTCCAATTACAAATGGTTGTTTGGTAAATCCATTGAGTGGAGTTGAAAGTATGCACGTAACAATACCAGAAGCAGAAGTTATCATAGAACTAATGCCAACACCATTTGAATTGTTGATGGCAATAATTCTTTGATTTGTTGATTCTAACCCATATATTGGACCAAGAATATTAACTTTAAAAATAGTGCTATTTGGCACTTCACAACCTAAAGAACTTGAATCAACCACAGTATTTGAAACTGGGTCAAAAACAATAAGATTGGGTGGACTTAAGTAGTTTCTACCTCCATATAGAACATTAACCTCTTTTATGGTGTCTGATTTTTCTAAAGTTATTATTGGTGAAATAAATGCTTCTGGTCTTAAAGTTTTATCTGATGGATATTCATACCCAATATCCAATATTCTAACGTCCTTTATTCTTCCAATACTATTAGAAAGGGGAAGAATGTTTGCATTATTACCATTTTCAGATTGAATTTTTACAAATTTTGGAAGTTTTTTATAATTAAATCCTTTGGATAAGAGTCTAAGTGATTTTACACTACCGACAATATTTTCCGAAGACGCAGAGTATTCAATTTTATCACAATTTGATGGAGTATATGAATAAGATTCTGGAACATTTGTTAATGAAATATTAAATGTTGTTGATCCAATTCCAAATACATTGTATGTTCCATTATAAGTACTATTTTTAAATATAATTTCTGAAGAATCTTTTACATCACTGTCAGATGTACTGATATATCCCGATCTTTCTAGATTATAGTATAGTTTTGATGGAAATCCATCAGAATAGTTTAATGTTAATGATGATGTTTGAGTGACACCAACAGTTCCAAATCCAACAATATTGAATGAACTATTTTCTTTTGTAGAAAGAAACTCATTATTGAAATCTTTGTCGTAAAATAATTTAAACTTGGAATTGATAAGTGAAGAATCTGATAGATCAAATACAAGATTTGATTTTCTGATAACTTCTATAGGTGGATTAACTAATCCAAGAGAATGTTGACTTCCACCAATACCAATAATACTTACAATATTTGGAGAATCTAATTGTGTATCATAATAAGTTTCTGTAAGATGAATTGTATTTGAATCAATCTTATAAACATAATATATTCCAGTATTCAAACCTGAAGCAATCTTATCGGTTGATGAATATAAGACTTTGTCGCCAGTTTTAAAATTGTGTGATGTGAGAGTAATCTTGTTAGTTACATTATTAATCTGTGAAGATGTAAATCCTACCGGATTTAATATAAGTTTAGCAAACTCGGAATTATATTTGACTTTAATTGAAGTTGAAGTTCCTATTCCAACTGAAGTATTTGGAGTTACTTCAAGTTTTATAGTATCACCATTTTGAAGTCCGTGAGGTTCGGAAGTTCTTATCGATGATATTATTCTATCAACATTTCCAGTAACCTGATTGAAGTTTGACTGTAGTAGATACTCATAATCATTGCTACCATTACTATAAAAATATAGTCCATTTGTATTAGTTGTTAATCCAACAACGGTAGTTAATCCAATATAATCTTTAGATTTGGCAATTACATAAACAGTGCTGGTAGCAGTAAAGTTATCTGGTAAAAAGTAAGTTGATCCACTTGGAGCATTTCCAACAATAAATGAATCGACAGAGGGATTCTTAGTTAGAGTTAGTCTTTGCCCATTCTTGAAGGGGTGATTTGGTAGATATATTGATTGTGTTGGAATTGAAATCTGTTTAGAAGTTTCACCAATAGTGTAAGTTACTTGAATTGCCATTCCAGAAGTTGTTCCAAGTCCAACAGACTGTTGACCATTAAAATATATTTTATCATTTAATGTGGAATCAAATTGTGGAGTTTGAGTATTGATTGAAAATCTATTACTTAAAATATTTACAAAAGAACCTAAGGTATGTGCAGAACCCACACCAAATCTTTTAACTCTTAATATTGATCCTTCAGAATAAGTGTTGAGCACTTTTAAAATCTCACCATCTACACTGAGAGAACTTCCTATAGAAATACTATTTGGTATTTGAGATACGTAAATATCTTCAACATCTCCAGTAGGAATAACATTTGATGGAATTTCTTTAAATAATTTAATTTTTTCTGTTGAAACACCAACTTTAAACGTCCCATTTAAATTCAAGATTGAACTGCTTAATCCAGAAATAATAACATTATCACCATCATTTAATTGATTGTAAGTTGATTGGTATACTGCAATTGAACTAGTACCATCAAAGATAAAAATGCAATTTTCATAACGTTGCAAATTGGTGTCGATACTCAAAATATCTTTACCAACCAATGTCGATACTACTGCCTTAATTCCTGTTCCATTTGTATTATTATCATCAAATACGGTATAATCACCAATCTTATATCCATCACCACCACCCAAAACTTCCAAAGAATCTACAGAACCTTTAGTTACAGATTCAATAGATGAAAGTTGTTTAATAATTTCATTGGATTCAATGATAAAATCGTTATCTGCATATTCATCTTGAACTTTATATGG